TACCAACCGATCAAGAACAGGAAGTGAAATGGACGTTCAGCAGTACAACGCAACCGTGGCCGCCGCCGACGCCGAAAACCCATCAGGGGCCTGGGCCGGCGCCCCGTCACTTGCGGCTTCGACCGTCGCGATGAAGAACACTTCTGGTCACCCCGTTTGGGTGGACGTTATCGGCGGCACAGTTACGGCGGTCAAGGTCGATGGTGTTACCACCGGGTTCACCTCGGGATCTTTCAGGCTTCGCCGGGGCAGTTCGATCGCGATCACTTATAGCGTCGCGCCGACTCTGGGCTGGTTCTACGAGAACTCCAATCAGCAGCGGCCATCAGGTGTCTGGTCTGGCGCACCGTCTCTCGCCGCTTCGACCGTCGCCATGGTCAACTCGTCTGGCTACCCCGTTCTCGTGGGGATCAGTGGCGGTACCTTCACCGTGGTCACTGTCGATGGAGTAGCCCTCACCGGAGTCGGTACCTCGACCACGCCTACCACGAGGGTCCGACTGCGTCGCGGCAGCACTCTCGCGATTACTTACAGCAGTGCGCCGACACTGCAGTGGCTCTACGAGTAGAACTTCCCGGCGGAAACTGATGTTTCACGGTATCGACAACGTCGGGGGCTTGCTTCCGCACGACCGGGCAGTGAAGAAAGGAGGACCACCATTGAGCGAACCAACGGCCGCTCAGCGCAGGATGTTCGCCAAGATGAAGCTAGCGATGCCAGACGGGTCATACTACATTCGTAATGGCTCTGTCGGCGCGACCGACCTGGACAACGCTATCAAGGCTGTCGGCCGTACTACGAGCGCTTCCGGTGACGATGCCGCAAACACTGTCCGGCGTCATATCATGACACGCGCCGGTGCGCTGAAGCTTACGGACAAGATTCCGGATACCTGGAACTCGGACGGCTCCCTGAAGCACGATGCTCTCGACGACGAGATCAAGGCATTTTTCGAGCACTTCGGCGTTAAGGGAATGCACTGGGGAAGCAGGAAGACCAAGGGAACCAGTAACCGGCCTGTTTCTGCAGATGCGGCAAGAGCACACTCGACGGCAGGAACAATCAAGAAGCACGGCGTCGGCTCAGTGTCAAGCTCGGATCTTCAGCATCTTGTTAACCGGCAGCGTCTCGAGCAGCAGCACAGTCAGCTGAACGCGGATCACGTTAGTGCCGGCAAGAAAGCCACGCAGGATCTCATTCTTCAGATCGGCAAGCAGCAAGCAGCATCTCTTGCCAATGCGGCTGTCAAGGCAGGAGCCGAAGCAGTCACAAAGAAGTACGGCAAGAAGTAGAGGGGAGGATCGGCAGTGGCGCTATCGAATACGGCGACGCCGAAGTATTATGGCGCTTTCCGTGCATCGGTTTTGCGTGGGGAAATTCCTGTTAACCGGGAAGTCTCACTCGAGATGAACCGTATCGATGACCTCATTGCTGATCCGAACTTCTACTATGATGACGCAGCGATTGACGGTTTCATCAAGTACTGTGAGAGTGAGCTCACGCTGACTGACGGAAGTGACTTTCATCTTCTGGACAGTTTCAAGCTCTGGGCAGAAGCCTTGCTTGCCTGGTTTTACTTTGTCGAGAGAAGCGTGTACGTTCCGAACCGGGATGGCCATGGAGGTCACTACGTCCGGAAGCGGATCTGCAAGAGGCTGGTCAACAAGCAGTACCTGATAGTTGCTCGTGGCTCAGCAAAGTCCATGTACGCTGAGTGTGTCCAGGCGTACTTCCTGAATGTTGATACGTCTACGACTCACCAGATCACGACTGCTCCGACTATGAAGCAGGCCGAAGAGGTGATGTCGCCCTTCAGGACAGCCATCACGCGCGCACGCGGGCCTTTGTTCAAGTTCCTGACTGAGGGCTCTCTGCAGAACACCACCGGCTCAAGGGCCATGCGTGTCAAGCTTGCCTCGACCAAGAAGGGCATCGAGAACTTCCTTACAGGCTCGATGCTTGAAGTCAGGCCAATGGCCATCAATAAGCTTCAGGGTCTTAGGCCTAAGATCTCCACAGTTGACGAGTGGCTATCCGGAGACCTAAGAGAAGACGTCATCGGAGCCCTAGAGCAAGGAGCATCCAAGCTCGAGGACTACCTCATCGTAGCCACAAGCTCAGAAGGGACTGTCCGTAACGGCAGCGGTGACACGATCAAAATGGAACTCGCAGACATACTTAAAGGCGAGTACATTAATCCTCACGTTTCCATCTGGCATTACAAGCTGGACGAACTTGAGGAGGTAGCCGATCCTTCGACATGGCTGAAGGCAAATCCCAATCTGGGTAAAACAGTCTCCTATGAAACGTACCAGCTAGATGTTGAGAGAGCAGAAAATGCTCCCGCCTCACGAAACGACATTCTGGCCAAAAGGTTCGGGATCCCGATGGAGGGCTTCACTTACTTCTTCACGTACGAGGAGACACTTCCACATCGCAGACGCGAGTTCTGGAAGATGCCATGTTCCATGGGAGCCGACCTGTCACAAGGTGATGACTTTACGGCATTCACGTTTCTCTTTCCTCTTGGCAGCGATGCCTTCGGGGTTAAGACTCGCAGCTACATCTCGAGCCTGACGATGTCGAAACTGCCAGGTGCCATGCGGCAGAAGTACGATGAGTTCATTAGCGAGGGAAGTCTTCACGTCCTCGAGGGCGCCGTCCTTGACATGATGGAAGTTTACGATGACCTTGAGCGCTTCATTCTCGCGAATGAGTACGACGTCCGGGCTTTCGGGTTTGACCCGTACAACGCAAAAGAGTTCGTTACCCGATGGGAATCCGAGAACGGACCATACGGGATTGAGAAGGTCATTCAGGGGGCAAGAACTGAATCAGTTCCCCTGGGCGAGCTAAAGGCTCTTTCTGGTGAGCGACTGCTTGTCTTTGATCAGGTTCTCATGAGCTTTGCCATGGGAAATGCAATTACCATCGAAGACACGAACGGAAACCGAAAGCTTCTTAAGCGGCATCAGGATGCGAAGATAGACAATGTCGCTGCCATGATGGATGCCTATGTTGCTTACAAGCTGAACAAGGAATCCTTTGAGTAGGAAGGGAGGTGACGTGTTGGGTAAAGTCACGGACCGAATCAAGCATGCCTGGAATGCTTTCATGAATCAGGAGGCTAATCCTGAGAGCCTGGGTACATCGTCAGATCTCGGAGCATCATATTCGTTCCGTCCAGATCGGCATCGTTACAAGTACGCTAATCACAGAACTATCGTGGCGGCGATATACTCTAGGATCGCCATCGACGTTGCTGCCGTTCCTATTCGTCATGTTCGTCTTGATGATAACGGCCAGTATCAGGAAGACGTTTCTAGCAACCTGAACGATTGTCTTAAAGTTGAGGCGAACATCGATCAGGGTGCTAGAATGTTCCGGCAGGATCTGGTGCAAACGCTCTTTGACGAGGGCGTCATTGCAGTTCTTCCTGTCGACACAACGCTGAATCCTCTGACAACTGGCGGTTATGACGTCAACTCCATGCGTGTTGGCCGGGTAATGCAGTGGTTCCCGAAGCATGTGCGAGTTCGGGCGTACAATGACAATCGCGGAGTCCAGGAAGAAGTCATTGTTCCGAAGAACATGTGCGCGCTTGTGGAGAATCCTCTTTACTCGGTCATGAACGAGCCTAGCTCGACGCTTCAGAGGCTGCTCAGGAAGCTGAGTCTTCTCGACGATGTTGACGAGCAGAGCGCATCAGGGAAACTGGACATCATCATCCAGCTGCCGTACGTCATCAAGACTGAGGCTCGCCGGGAAGAAGCCAACAAGCGGCTTAAGGAAATTGAGTTCCAGCTAAAGGGCTCACAGTATGGTGTTGCCTACACGGATGGTACTGAGAAGATTGTTCAGCTGAACCGGCCAGCTGAGAACAACCTTATGGCGCAGATCCAGTACCTGACAACTCTGCTTTACGGGCAGCTAGGCATTACCGACACGGTCATGGACGGTACTGCTAACGAACTGACAATGCTCAACTATTACAACCGGACCATAGAGCCAGTTCTAGCTGCTATCGCCGAGGCCATGGCAAGAACGTTCCTTACGAAAACGGCCAGGTCTCAAGGTCAGTCTGTCGTCTACATCAGAGACCCGTTCAAGCTTGTTCCAGTCAAGGACCTTGCAGAGATCGCTGACAAGTTTACGAGGAACGAAGTGCTTTCCTCGAACGACATGCGCAGCATCATCGGCTTCAGGCCTTCCAAGGACCCGAAGGCTGATCAGCTTCTGAACAAGAACATCCCGGCAGCTGCTGGTGAGCTTCCTCCGCCAGGTGCTCCTTTGGCCATACCAAAGGTTCCAGTTGCGAAGCTAGACACAACAGCACCTCTACTACCGCAAGGAGTAAACGGTCAAAATGGTACCTGACTTCAGTGGGTACGTCACCAAGTACGGGATCAAGTGCTCTGATGGCCGGACGATTCTCGCCCATGCCTTCAAGGGTAACGATGGTCAGCAGATCCCGCTTGTGTGGCAGCACCAGCACGATGCCCCGGACAACGTCCTGGGCCACCTCGTCCTGACTCACCAGAACGACGGCGTCCGGGCGAACGGTTTCTTCAACGACACCCCGGCTGGCCTTCAGGCCAAGGCGCTTGTCCTCCACAAGGACATCTCAGCACTGTCCATCTATGCCAACCAGCTCGTCCAGAAGGGCGCGTCTGTTACGCACGGGAACATCCGGGAAGGCAGTCTTGTCTTGTCCGGAGCGAACCCCGGAGCGTTCATCGACTTCGTCAACATTCAGCACGGTGACGGGAACACCACTGTGCTCGATGACGAGGCCGTCATCTACACCGACGAAGTTCTCGAGCTCGAGCACGCCGGCAGCACGACCGTCTCTCCGCCGAAGAAGGTCACGCCGTCAAAGGGCACGATGCCCACGCCTTCGGCCACCAACCCGGATCCCGATGGCGACGGGGACAACGACTTGTTCGATCCGGCAGATGGAGGTCTCGGGCCGGATGCGACGGTCGAGCAAGTGCTCGGCACGCTGACTGACGAGCAGAAGAACGTGGTCTATGCCCTTGTCGGCCAGGCCATGCAGCAGGATGGCCTCTCACCCAACCAGAACAACAAGAAGGGCGACGACCCAGTGACCCGTAACGTCTTTGACCAGGCTGGCGGCGACACCAAGAACATCAAGCCAGGCAGCACCTTGGCGCATTCCGA